GTGAAGCATGGACAGACGTAAGAAAAGAAAGCGTGTGTCCAGGCGGGGCCAGCCCGTAGATGAGATGGTGAAACGGACCCATAGAACTGCACCCTTTTCACAGGTGGGGGTGGGCGATAAGTGTCCGGTCTATCTATGACCAACTTGATCAGAAAGAAGATGAATAGAAGGAACAAGAAAAAGAAATTCCACATGAGCGGGGAAAAACTCAAATCAAAAATGGGATCGTCCATTTTGGTGGAGAAGAAAAGCAACAAAATCACAAAAGGGACAATCATAAATGGCAATAAATTGGGAGTGGGATGCTCCCGAGCAGCACGATACGTCAGCTGAATATTGCTGAGGCGCTGAGTGCGATTGCCGAAGAGTGATGATCTCTTACGGGATTGATGCGGAAGCGCAACGACGATATGGCCAGGAAGGAAGCCAATTTGCAGACCATCCTTGGGTCGAACAAGTGATACATTGAAGAATTTTGCCAGGGCGACGATTTCGTCGTGGGAGCAAAAGGCAGGCTTCAGATGTTTGGACGCGGCATTAGCTTGTAGTACAGGCAGTGACGTGCCTGACACATTGCGAATGAGAGCTAATCGTCCGAGAACTTCTTCCATTGGCACATCCGCAAGGAAAGCGATGGCAGCAGGTCCACAGCGATCATTGGTGTCTTCGAACACAATGTCAAGACCGCTTGATTGACGGATGATCGTCTGGTCCTCGGCCGGCACTTTGGAACGACGCAAGTTGGCCATGTAACAGGAACGGTCACGGATGGCTATTGCAGCGTGGCAGAAGGTGAGAGCATCGAAGTAGTCAATGCCACGCTTGGCTTGAAGGGCAAAGCAGATCTCTTCCAATTGAGTGGCTGATGGTGAGAAATTTTGATCGCACATAGCCAAATACTCCTCCTGGGTGTTGGAGCGAGTGGTCAATCGTGAAGTCCATTTCGCCATTAAACGCGTGGGGTCGGAAAACGACCGCCCAGAAGTGGTCCAGATGCGGTTGGCAAAATCCAAGTAAGGGTAGCGATCGCATTTCTGAATGACGCCGGTTTCAGCTATGATGTTAATGGCAGCACCAACGCGACGGCGGGGAACGGGCACAACAGTGTTGTCATCACCTTTGCCAATGAACAATTTGGCCTTGGTGAGGTCATGGGTGGAGGCTGAGGTACCAGTGGAATGTAAGAAATTGAAAAAGGCTGTCCCTGGTTCACCAGAGAAAAGCCTCTCAACAACTTCGAACAACATCTTCATGCTCTGTCCTTTAACCACGCGACGGGAACGCCAGATCATGTAGAGACCCATCAGTTCGGGTCCAAAGCCCAGGAATGCAAGCACTTTACACATAAAACCTCGGTGCACATCAATGTGAGAGGAGTCTTGTTGTGTAAGGTCAATTGAAAGGCATCCTTTGGTGTAGTCCACGCCTGTCGCACGTACAGCGTCATCGAGCTCCTCAGCTGAATACGAGGAATCATAGATGACAGTAGGCTTGAACATCGCTTGCATGGTTTTGACCGCAGCGACGAGTAGGGGGCAGAACAACACATTCAAAGCCTTGTTGGACGCAAGAATGCCTTGACCACACTCCATTAATTGTCCGTAAGCTCCAAATTTAGGCTTGGCTTGGGACTTAAGGAAGTATAGAGCAGTGGTCAGAGAGGAAGAATCGACGTCTTGCAGATTGGACAACAACAATTCAATGTTCATAGCGTTGCGCTTAGAACACCACATGGTCATAAGGGACTCATATGGTGGGACAACTATACGAACATCGGGGCGTATGAAAGCCTCCACCCAGTTGTCAAACATGTAATCGATAACGGCCGTGGCCCGCCTGCCTCTGATGGAGGCATTTTGGGGCTTAAGGTATCGGTCGAAGATGGCATAGATGCTGGGTAATTGTTCGGAATTATTGAATGGATAGCCTATGTGGTGGAACCGAGTAGGTTCATAAAAAGGCTTGGTGGCATCCCATTCAGGAAGAATCGCACGAACGGCAGGATCAGGGCGGCGGGTAACGAGGTCTTGTTCATCGGTGAGGGTGGACGGATCGGGAACAAAAGGATGCAAATTGTTCAAGGCCAAAGGGAGGGACAAGGGGAAGTCTGCATCGACGGGGCTTTCATCAAACTGCTGGGCAGGTATCTTGCCAGAATTTTGATCAAAAGGGCCAGTGAGCGGGTATGCGTCTCCAACAGGAAGAGTTGGGTTGACTGGTTCGCACCCGTGGAAATCAGTGACTGGATGGGCCATGTCGACGTCGGTCCAATGTCCAAAGACGGTGTTGCCACGCAAGGAGTAGGGTAATCCTAATCGCCTCACTTGTTGTATGAGTTGATTCGGAGCGCGCGGTGGCAAAGTGATGGTGACCGTTTGCGAGCAACGAGATAGAGCCAAGTTGAGGGCATATGGGTTCACGCGAATGAAGGCATCATCACCGGGGAACAAATGAACGTACACATTGTCATGCTGCGTACCTTGTGAAGCATCAATAGTGATGCAGCCAGGGAAAACATTGGTGTTGGCAACATGAGGAGTGAGATGAAGGCCGGGTCGATCAATGCCTACGCGTTGCACACAATTGTTAAGATTGGTAGTGGTGAACGCGAAACCGATTGGGAGAGCGAAATCACCATAAGCGCGCAAGACCTGATTGTTGATCTGGGCAAGGACATCGGGCCCGTACCTGTGCACTTCGGTGAATACCACGTGGTGATCAACGGGTATGTTGCGATGAGTGGCTCCAACGCCGAGATTGCCATTGTATAATCTTTGGCCTGGGCATCCAAGGGCAATGACCGGAATGTCAAGTGAACACATGGTGATGACGTGACCAGCCGGCATTTGGTAAAACTCATCAATGATGATGGCCGGTGCGGTGCGGAGAGCACGTAGGTCGGCAACCGCGTGATCGTGTGTGAGCACCGTGGAATTGGGCATGGTGCGCTGCCAGTGCGTGGCAAGTTCATTGGTTGGTACAATGATAATGGTGCCTCTAGGAGCAATGCGTCTGGCAGTGGTGGATTTTCCGGTGCCGGCAGGGCCAACAAGAAGAAGGTCAATGCGCGTGTTGGCACCCCAACACCAACCAGTCACAGCGCGACGCTGTAGCGTGGTAAGGTTGTTGACAGGGGCACCTAGGAGATTCATTTCGGCTGCTTGAAGGTTGGCCAACGGATCGAAGAGGGCAAACAGTCGAGATTCTCTTTGTACAGGTAGGCCCTGTAATGCGTTCATCCAAACGAGATCATGGCCGGGGTGCCAAGGGTCGGGTTGGGGGTAGTTGCGACGGATTGGGGCGGGCGGGTCATGACGCACACGTGGAGCATGGATTGGGGGAGCTTCATTGACTTCGGGCAGTGCGTATCCGGCCACATTATCACCAGCAGTTCCATTAGTAGTAATGGAATAAGGCGCTAGAGTGTCAGAGCCCAATAGGACTGCTGAAGATGTGGAGATGAGATCTGCGACGGTGTCAATAATTCCATACTGCGAGTTGACGACTTTTTCTTTCCGTGCGGCCGATAATAGGCGGGAAGGATTGAACCAATACGGTTCATGTTCGAAAAGGTCGCGGCGAGCGGCAGTAGAAATCTTAGTAGCCTCGGCGTCCAAAATCGCTTGAGCATTGCCGGTGCGCGCAATGATCTTTTGGAC